ATAAACCATTGGTTAAATTTGTAGATATGTCAACATTCAAACCAAAGAATAGTGTTGACTCAGTAATTGTTCTATTGTCAGAACTTTGCTCCTCAAACGGTAATGGTTGTCCAGGGAAAAATGTCACTTACTCTACACACTAGTAGTTCAATTATTTATTGTGAAATTTTGATATGGAATTGATCTTAATGTTCTAAGTTCTAAATCGTTTACAGGATGTAAGTATCCAAGAACTTCTTCCCATGTATAATTTCTAAATCCTGGCCAATGATAGTTTAGACCCCTAAATCCCCATCTAAAAATACCTACACATGCAATGAGAGGGAATTGGTCATACTTAACTCTTGGTGTATTTGCCTTGTATATGAATGTGTAATAATTACCTGGTTCTGGTATTAGAACTATATCTTTGAGTATAGTGGTGATTTCTAACATCATATCATCTGGACTTGATAGTGAGAGGATACGATTTACATCTTTCTCAGTAAATCTTGTATCAACTCTCTTTTCCTCTTTATTTTCTTTAATTTCTTCTTGTTTTTCAATCAGAAAATCATTACCTTCAAATATGTCATCATTGTCCATTACTTTCTCCTGCGTTTTCTTGGAGTGGAAATACCAAGGTCATGTTCTGTTAACACTTTGAATTGAATTCCATTGTCCTTAGCAAAACTTTCTCCTGCCTCCCATTTTGCTTGATTCACAGCATATGTTTTACATTCATTGATATAGCTTTTGGTTACCCTTGATGGTTTTTTGGGTTCAACACATTGTTTGGCAGGTTTGATTTCAATAATGTATCTACAAATTCTACCATCCTGATGTTTGATTTGAACTATACCATCAGGATAGTATCTATGAACTCTATGGTCTATTGGACTGACATAAGGAATTGAAAACTCTTCAGATGCATACTTCAATACTGCATCATTTCTATCACACCACTTCAAGAAATGAAGTTCCCAACTACTTCTATAAACAATATTATTTGCATCACCCATATATTTTTGAGGATTCTGTGGATGAAATCTTCCTTGATGATACTTTGAACCCTTTGGCATCAGATATACATAGTATATAATTCCAGAAATATTTAGATGGCTGGGGCACGCTTTAATAGAATAAAAACGTCAGAACTTAAGAGTAGAATACTTAATCTTGCACAGACATCAGTTTATCAAGTCAAGTTAACTCCTCCTGAACAGGTTATTAGATTTATCAATACTGGAGATAGAAATTTTAATTATATTCTCAATGGTAATACTGTAGAGATAATGTGTGAGAAGACTTCTCTACCAGGAGTGAATTTATTTACACATAATGCTACCAATGATTTTCCTGGTATGTCAGAAAAAATGGCATACAGAAAGGATTTTGACAGCACTATTGATTTCACATTCATGGTTCACAAGAATTATGATGTTATTGAAATGTTTGATGGTTGGGTAGATTTTATTGCAGGTGAGAAGACTACTAAGGATCCTTACATCAGAAATAATGCTGTAAGTTATAGAATGAACTATCCTGAGGATTATAAATCAGATGTCCATATTACAAAATGGGAGAAGAGTAATATGATTGAACCTGCATCTCGTCAATTGGAGTATACTTTTATCAATGCATTTCCAATCTCCATTACACCTGTTGAGGTAAACTATAATCCGAGTCAAACACTCAAATATAGTGTCTCAATGTCTTATACAAGGTATGTAAAAAAACGTGTTTTCTGTAGATAAATAATAATAATTATGATGATTTAAGTCATGCCTTTGCCAACAATTACTACTCCTGAGTATGAGTTAGTACTACCTTCAACAGAAAAACCAATCAAGTATAGACCATTTCTTGTCAAAGAGGAAAAACTACTTGTTCTTGCGTTAGAGAGTGAAGATAGTAAACAAATTACTCAAGCAATTAAGTCAGTTCTGAAATCTTGTATCTTGACAAGAAATATCAAAGTGGAAAAACTTCCTACGTTTGATATTGAATTTTTGTTTTTGAACATCAGGGCAAGGTCTGTTGGAGAAGTTGTAGATGTGATGATTATTGCACCCGATGATAGACAAACACAAGTCCAGGTGTCCATTGATCTTGAGGACATAAAAGTTCAAAAAGATGAAAATCATAATAAGACTATTAGACTTGATGACAATCTATTGATGGATATGAAGTATCCCTCTCTTGATCAATTCATTTCTAATAATTTTGATATTGGTGCTCAAACTGATATTGATCAATCTTTCAAACTAATTGCATCATGTATTGATAAAATTTACAATGAAGATGAGGTTTGGGATACTGATGATGTAGACGATAAAGAAGTCATTGATTTTCTTAATCAGATGAATTCTTCACAGTTCAAGGACATTGAAAAATTCTTTGACACAATGCCCAAACTATCCCATACAGTTGAAGTTATCAATCCTAACACTGGTGTTAAGAGTAATGTTGTACTTGAGGGCTTATCCAGTTTTTTCGCGTAGGAATGATCCATATGGATCTTGAGAGTTATTTTAAGTTAAATTTTGCCCTTATGCAATACCACAAATACTCTCTGACTGAAATTGAAAATATGATTCCTTTTGAAAGAGACATTTATGTTGCTTTACTTAGAATACATTTAGAAGAAGAAGAAGAAAAACAAAAGGCACGTCAAAATGGCTAGAGATCCCAAACAATTAAGAAATAATTGGCAACGAAAGTTGGGGGATATTGTTCTGCAATTGAGTGATGACCAAATAAAGGAGATATCAAAATATTATAATTCTCTTGACAATAAAGAGTCTGGTAATATTGATAGTAGGTTGATGATGGGGTACAATGACACTGTACTCCATGAGATGGCAAATAAATTTATTGAGGAGAATAAAACTTCTAAATTACCAAAGATAAAAAGAAAACCAGGCAGACCACTTAAGAATAAAAAAGTTAATCTTCCTGATGTATCTACATCTCCAGAAGCATTAGTTAGTGCGTTATTGGGAATAGAAAATGTAGATATAAAAGATTTTGAGAAAGAAGATATATCAGATAAAACCACTTCAATTGATGATGTAGTTGGAGAAAATGATCTATCTACCATTGTTGATGGTATTACACCTAAGTATGAATTTGATGAATTTGTTGAGGAAGTCGAACAAAAGATATCTCCAGAAAAATTATTTGATACACAAAAAGATGAGGTAGTCAAGGAAAAGACTGTAACTGTTGTCAAGGACAATTTTGATAAAAATAAATTCAAGTCTGAAATTCTTAAAGGTGTTGAAAATCTTATTTCAGAACTTAAGGCCGATAAATCACAATTTGTCAAAATACTACCTAAAAATAATATAGTAACTGAATATAAAGAAGTAGAAAAGATTGTCGAAGTAAGTCCTGAAAAGGACGAAAATAAGAAACTATTTGAGGGTATTGATAATCTTCTTCAGGATATAAGAGGAGAGGAGAAACCACAAGAAAAGTCTGTAAAAAAAGAGAAAAAATCACAAACTGTTGAAAAAGAAAGTATAATTGATAATATAGATATTGCATTAGAAAAAATAAAAGAATATAAGAAATTATCAAGTTCTACTTCTACAGAGAAGGTAGATGAAGAGGTAGAGCCTGTTGATAAATTTGAGAATCCTACAACAATATGGTCAGATATAAAATATGAACCTTTGAGTGATGTAAAGAATGATACTCCATCTCTTAAACCAGTTGAAGAGGTAGAAACTGAAGATGAAGGTGCATTTGATAAATTAGATGAACTTTTGAGTGATGTAAAGAAAGATACTCCATCTATTAAACCACAAGAAGAGGTTGAGCCTGAAGATGAAGGTACATTTGATAAATTAGATGAACTTTTGAGTGATGTAAAGAAAGATATTCCATCTATTAAACCACCAGAAGAGGTAGAACCTGAAGATGAAGAAGCATATGAAGATCTTGATGATCTCTTAAAGGATGTAAAGAAAGATACTCCATCTCTCAAGCCAACAGAAGAAATAGAACCTGAAGATGAAGAAGCATATGAAGATCTTGATGATCTTCTAAGTGATGTAAAGAAAGAATCTGTATCACTTAAACCAACTGATGAAGTAGAACCTGAAGATGAAGAAGCATATGAAGATCTTGATGATCTTATAAAGGATGTTCGTGAGTTAAAGAGATCTAATGAAAAGAAAGAGGAAGAAGTAGAACCTGAAGATGAGAGTGCATTTGAAAAACTTGATGAATTACTTACAAAAGTAAGAGATAACACCGACACCTTAAAACCAAGAGATACTGATGAAACTTCAGATGATGATTATGATGATGAAGACAATAAAATCACACAGATAGAAACTATTCTTATTGATATAAAGAAAAATATTGAAGATAGTCAAGAAGAACAAAGTCAAAAAATAGAAGATATTGAAATTTTACTAAAAGAAATAAATGAAAGACAGGAAGAGACGAACGATGAAGATGATAGAGACAAAATACTTCAAGATATTGAAGATCTTCTCATAGAAATAAGAGAGGAACAAAACAATACAGATGAAGAGAGTGATGTCACTGAGAGTGATGATGAGGAGATAGCAGATTCTATTGATGGAATGAATGAAACCCTGGAGGGTATTGATTCATTATTGAAGGATATTTTGGGTCAAGAAAAGGCTGAGGATCAAAAGGAAGCGACAGAGGCTCAGAAATCTAGACAAAAACAAGAAGAAGAAGAAGCAGAAAAAGACACAAAGAAGAATGTATTTGGTACTCTGAAAAAAATCAAACCACCAAAAATCCCATTTTTGGATAGAATCAAAAAATTCTTCACAAATATTATTATAGGTAGTGTTGTTACAAAATTACTTAATTGGATAAATGATCCTAAAAATAAAGAAACCATTGATGGTGTATTAAATTTTGTAGAAAACCATATGGATAAAATCCTCATAGGTTTGGCTACATTTGTGGGTTTGGATATTGGATTGAAATTAGTTGGATTCCTTGGGACTTTTGTTCCTCTTATAAAAGGATTATTGGCACTATTG